GTACCAAAAGTACCGCCGTACAGAGGCTTAAAGGTGTGTGCCTTTGCTTGTTGCCTAGACACTCCAATTACCTTGGCAGTGTAGGAATGCACATCTAAGTTATTTTTTACGTCTTCATAGATTTGTTTGTCTTTAGCTAGAAATCCTGCAACTCTAAACTCTAGTTGTTTGTAGTCTCCTTCAAGTATTAAGCCACTTGAAAACCTGGAAACAATTACTTTCCTTACAGGGAATGTTCCTCCTCGCGGCATGTTTTGAAAGTTAGGATTTCTAGAAGATAACCTTCCAGTTGATGTCACACATTGCATAAAAGAGGGATGTATAAAATAATTTTCATCTTTTCCTCTGTCTATGCCTTCTACAAAAGTATTGAGATACGTTCTTACTTTAGAGTACCTAGTATATTTCTCTACGAACTCCTTGGCTTGACCGCTGAACTCTGACATCCGTTCTTCTAGAGTTGTCTGATCAGTCTTGAACCCTGCAATTTTCAGCCCTGCTACTTGTGGAAGCTGGGTGTACAGTACACCTTGTCCCTTGCACTTCTTACAGGATCTTTGATTGGCAGATTGAGAGCCGTCCTTTTTAACGAAGTAGTCTTTTCCTACACCTCTACAATCTGAACACTGTTTGCCTATCGTTTTTTTCTGTGCAGGGGCTAAGTTTTTTACATGCTCAGAGAAAATTCTTCCTGTCATTTTTGGTTTGCGTTTAGGTTTCTTAGCGTTTCCTCTGTACTCGTATCCTATATTGAATATTCTTTTCCATTCTTTTTTATTTGTCACTTTTCTTGAATACAGAAGAAGACTTCTATCGTCGGGGCTATCCAAATTAATTGGTGTATCACCCATAACATCTTGAATAATAAGGTTTAAATCGTTCTCTAGAGAAACCGATTCTTTTTCGTAGTCATGTTTAAGCTTGTCTAAAGTTTCCTGACATACTTTTAGTCCTGCACGTTCTATGTCGATAAGAACGTCAGTGAACTCCATACTCATTTTAAGCACTGGCAAAAGAGACATGAACTTTTCCTTCCATATATTTTTCCCAAGACACTACACCAAAGTCTTCTAGTTGTGCTTGTGCTAACATTCCAGTGATGTCAACGTCCGTTTTTCCGTATTCTTCTACTACATCCCAAGGTATAGCTTCATACGATAGGCCTTCTTTAAGGTAAGGATCTATTTTATCTTTATTTTTTCCAGGAATACCTCGTCTTCTGCAGCACTCATCAAGTGTAAGAGACTTTTTCTGTCCTCGTTGAAGAATGTACTCTGCTACCATAGTATCGAACAGTTTTCCTCTGTACAGAAGACCACATTCTTTAAGCCATACTAGATCGAATTTTATGTTGTGTCCTATTAGTATGTCAGTCTTATCAAGAGTTCTTTGTAAAGTATCAAATGCATTTTGTGTAGGCTCTCTACCTTCGTGGTAAAAAAATAAGTATCTGCTGTCATAAGCATTAAAAGACTTGCTGTTGTATCCTACAGATACTATTTGCTGTCCAAAAAACGGAGAAGTGATTGTTTTTTTATTATCGTCCAGTTGCATTGTAGTTTCAATGTCAACAACTGTATTTACTACGTTCATATGTACACTCCTCTTTCACTGTCTAACATCATTACAAGTGATCCATGCCAACCGTTGAGTTTATTTTTAGAAAACTTAACTGTTCTAAAATCTTCTTCTTCAGCTAAACCTATTCCTAGAATAATGTCAGCTTCTCCTGCCTTTCCAGTGCGAGAGTTGTCGAGCATGGAGTAGTTTATCTCATGCCGCCCCTCTGCTTCAAAGGACGCTTGGGATATTGCCCACGTAGCTATGTCGTTATGCTTAGCTATTTCTCTGGTTCTGCAGTACAGTTCCTTTAATCGCTCATCACCACGAGTAAACTCACCTTCTATACGTACTTTGTCAAGCTGATCCATAAAAGCTTTGTCAACTTTATTTCTAGACACATAATCATCTATTTCTCTTATTGATGTTCCTACAGACTCTATCACTGTAAGGTACGGCTTGATCTCTTTTTCAAAGACAGGACGTATGGTATCTATGTTTTCACGCATCTCCAGTAGATTCATGTTGAAATAGGACTGTAAAATTCTTAGCTTTACACGGTGTGCTGGTTCTTCATTGGCCCAATAAGCTATAGAATGTTCATTTTTTACGTACTCAGAGGTAAGCCAGCAACTAAATGTCGTCTTTCCTATCTCTGGTCTAGCAAATATAATACCAAAGTTACCTCTGTTAATTCCAGGAATATGTTCTAGTACACGCCCAGGAAATTTAAATTCTGCAGGTGCAGTAGCTCTTTCAATTAATTCGTCTACTCCAGCCTCTACAATAGAGTACGTATCTGAAAAATTTTTTTCGTTTTCTTTTAGCTCTGTTACATTTCTGAACAGATTGCCAATGTCACTCTTTTTTCCAAGATAAATCTCTAAGGCTTCTTCACCGATAGCTTTTGTTTTGGTTCTTTTCCAAAAAGAATGTACAATGTCCTCTACTATGTCAGGGTTTATATCTATATTTTGTAGAGACTGTATTTCTTTTTCTATCTTGAGCCTAGTAGACTCTGGAAGTGCAGGGAACTTTTCCCTGTGTGTTATCAATATATCTTCTACAGAAAGTTTAGTTTTATACTTGTCCTGACAAAAATGAATAGTGTCTACAACCGTAGATAAATCTCGTGGAAAAAAGTCTTTCTTTACAAGATTAGATATCTTAGCATAAACTTCATTGTCGAGACATACTCTAAGAACTTGCCTATCTAATAAACTCATATTAACCTCAGTATAGCTATTAATAATATTGTACCTGCAACACCATTGACCAATACTAATGCACGATCATGCCACAACCATCCTACAACTCCCCATCCTAGAATACCTACAAAAGATAGGTAAATATCCAGTTCATTGAACCCAGCAGACCTACAAGCAATAGCACCTATTAAAATAAAAGAAGCTATCCACTTTATGTACCACGATAAGTCATGTACTGGAGTAACTTTCAAAGCTGCAATGCCCTTCTTACACATTCATCGTTCTGTACGTTCTTTAAGTCTTGTTCCAGAACTACCATGTCTACATCTTCTACTTGCCATTGAATGTCACCTAACATACCAACTGCTTTAGCGGTAGCATCGTGATCCAGTGCCAGAGTTATTTTGTCGTAATCTTTTAGAAAGCTTAGCGCACCTTCAAATAAATGTGTGCCTAGCAAAGCTATTCCTGTAACAAGATGTCCTATTCTTACAGCGGAAGCACAGTCTTCTACTACTACACCGTGCTTGGACGTTCCACAAATAAAAGGCATTCGTTCTGCTCCGTACCTATACACCAGATTTGTCGGCTACACAGAAAACAATCCTATCTCTTTTGTAGTCATACCGAATGTCGGCAGAGTTGTCAACAAAAGCTGAGTGACACCCTACTTGTTGTAGGTACTGGATGGCTTCGTACGGTAAATTATTTTTACGAAATGTCCCTGTAAAATCTGTCGGTGCAGAAACAAATTCCTTTTTAGATAGCTTAAAGCTGTCTGCAGATAAACTTTTAGAAACTGTACCACTTGTTTTACAGTCGGCATGGAAACAGTTGTACTTTATGCAGTCGTTAAAATCTGTAACGCTGAAAGTATTACTGTGTTCACATACAGGACAGTCGGTTCTGAGCCGCCCCCCTTTGTACAGAT